GATCACTGTCAAGTATGACAAAACAAGGATAATTCGTTCTGGCAATGATGCCGGTACGATCAAGGTTTTCAAATTGTGGCACCCAATGAACTCGAATCTCACTTATGATGATGACGAGGTTGCCGATGAAATGAACCCCTCTTACATCTCGACGACAGGAAAGATGGGTATGGGTGATTATTGGATTGTGGATATGTTTAGACCTCTGTTAGGATCGGGTGCCGCTGATGAGATTGCTATTTCATCTGAGACTACTCTGTATTGGCACGAAAAATAGGCGTGTCAATATGAACGATAGTACAATTTCCCTGTAGCCAATAGACATCCGCCTTGGCGCAATCGCGTGGATCGCTGTTTGCCAACCAAATTGTCGGTTTACCCCACTCAATATATTGCTTCCCCTTGTATTTGTCAGTTACGTAAAAGCATCGTTGTCCTCCGAGCCACTGCTTGTATCCTGGGAAGAAATCAAGTCCTCCCATGATATCGTCAAAGATGGCGTACTGAACCCCATCAAGCGATTCATCCATTGAATACAGACCGCCGAAGTAGGCGTGTCTTCCGAGAGATCTAGCCCATAGAGTCTTTCCCAGCCGTGTATCTCCCCAAAGGACGAGCGACTTCGGACTAGTATATTTTGAGATTAGCATACCTCAAACACTTCATTAGCGGAGCAGGGCCACGCCGAAGGCGTCCCGAACGCGGGAGCGGCAAAACGTAAAGCCGAAGGCCCCGGTACAACTTCAGATAATGACGGAGGGAGATCCCCGGGTTTGCCGGGTCGACCGTTACTCACCGGACGTCCACGCTGTTCGTAATGTAAGCTTCCACCCACTCATCAAGTTCCGGGTATTGTGTCGTATCGAATCGAATTCCATCTGGGGACCGGTACGCAACTCTCTTAGGTGCATAACGGTGGCTGGCGTAGGCACGTAGAGAGGTAAAACTAACGCATAGCGCTCGAGGATCCAGCTCTCTAACAAGTTGCCAAAATTCATCCTCATTCTCAGCTTCAACGATCTGAGCCCAGTGAGATGATTTCTGAACATGATGTTCTCCGGGGCGATCCAGTCCTCCGGCGACCACGTCACCATCTTTGATCGCATAATCGTATCCATCGGCTGGATTGCTGTACCCACTCGATACATTTGGGTGGCAGCCGTCAACATCAAACACTCTAACGTTCGATGATCTGAATTTTGACTCAAACATGAAGAAAGCGTGGAGATGCACTCCTCCATCGCCATGACATTCCCTGCCCACGATGCATTCTGCTCCCAGCTCGCTAAGGTGTTCAACCACGTGGAAAGGGTTGAGATCTCCACATTGGGCGTAAGTGAGAAGTCCATATTTTGCCTGAAAACGAAAAGGCATCAAGAGGTGGTCCTAGGGATTCTTAATGTTATTCCCTAGGACCATGGACCATGGACCACTGGCTACTTATAGCCGGCCTCCCCCCCCAATTTCGATCTTACCCCTCTCTCCTCCACGGCCAATCATATAAATACCGCACCCCCTCCCGCCAAGATGTCAGCCCCTGATTGTTTTTCGTATTGCGACCCCCCCAATTTCTTTTGCGCGAATTGTTCAGGTTCCACAGCACCACGCCATGGCGTATCGACGACGGTTCTCATCGGCTCGACGCCGTCCCGCACGAAGAAGGACTCCAGCCCGCCGAAGTTACGCAGGGAAACGCGGCAGCTATCGGAAGCGCCGCATCACTACGAGGAGTATGCCTCGCAAGAGGATACTCAACATAACGTCTCGCAAGAAGAAGGATACCATGATTCAGGCAGCAGCCCCTTACAACGAGACCAATTGGCTGGTTCTTCAGCCGAACGTCCGTCTCGTGTTACCTGGAAACCAGCCAACCTTCTTTCTACCTTTTCTCGCGACCGCAAGAAGCAGCATTCGACCGTCCAGCGGGGAACCGGGCTCCGTGTCGAATCAGACAACAAGGACCTCGACAACGACGTACATGCGTGGTTTGTCGGAAAGGATAAAAATTGAAACCGCCTCGTCTGTGCCTTGGACTTGGCGTCGCATAGCCTTTACCATGAAGGGCACCGACTTTTTCACCGAGGGTATGGAACCCACTGCGCAGGGGTCGCCTTACTTTGCCGACATTCAGTCCGGGCCGAATACGGGATTCAATTTCGGAATGGTGCGACCGTGGATGACTGTAAATCCAGATGCAGCCCCACTTTTTGCAGGCAAAATTTTCAGGGGCGTTAATGGACTGGATTGGGGTAGCGTTCTAGATGCCAAGCTAGACCAAACAAGGATCACTGTCAAGTATGACAAAACAAGGATAATTCGTTCTGGCAATGATGCCGGTACGATCAAGGTTTTCAAATTGTGGCACCCAATGAACTCGAATCTCACTTATGATGATGACGAGGTT